AAGGGCGGTGTCTTAACCGCTTGACTAACGGGCCATGATGGGCCGGGGAAGGGAATTTCATCCTTTGGCGGGTAGGAGTAATAGCACCCCGCCACACTCAAGGTCTGCCCCGGCATATATTGTGAAACGGCGGGGGTTATTCACCCTCGCCATTGTCACCTTTGTTCTGGTTGCCGGTCTGGAAGGCCCCGGCGTATTCCTGTGCCTGTTCCATTGCTTCATCCTTTTCCTTACGCAACCGGGCCAGCTCCACTTCAACATCCGTCACCCACGGGTGCTGTTCCACGATGGTTTCCGTGGACAGAATACCAACGGACTTGGCACAGTTTTCAATGGATTCCGTTTCATTGATCAGAATGTCACGGTTGAACACGATCTGAAGTTCAGCGCCTTCATAATCGCCCAAGCCCCTGTTGCTGAAATCCTGATTGATGAACCACAACAGTTCTTCAAAGGCCGCTTGGAACTCGGCTTCCATGCCGTTTGCGTCAAGGTCAATGTCAGAATACATGGATTGAATGTTCATTTGATTGGGGTTGCCACTCAAACGATCATCCTTGGCATCGTAACCACGGGCATTTTCAATCAAGGACTTCTTCAGAAGTTCCAAAATGCCCTTGTAGTTCTCTGCATTGATTTCAACCTGAAGGGTTTCAACCCCGCCATCCTCACGAACCTTCACGGCTCCATAGGTGGAAAGGTTGTGGCGGAACTCACCAAGGTTTTCACCGTCATAGTTCTTCAGAACCAGAATGGTGTTCCGTGCGTCCTCTTGCATATTGTTTTCAAAGTCGGAAATCATGGTGTTGATTCCGTCCTGAAGGGTTTTCACACGGCGGATCAGGGGGATTTCCTGTTTGTTATACTTGAAGGGAACCAGCGGAATCCTTGTCCAGTTGAACCCCTTGGGTTCTTGGCCTTCTTCCTCAACCATGAAATAGTTTTCGTGTTCACCGGCTTCCACATCGGCAATCAGCATATCATTCTGATAGATATACCGGTAAATGCCATCGGCTTTGAAGATTTCCACCTTCTCCACCTTTTCCTTTTGGTAGCCGTTCCACACTTCTTGGGTGTAGTAACGAATCGCACAATCAAGGATGGTGTGATCATCGTCAGCCCAAAAAGGAAGAATGTCATAGGCCGGGAAATGCTTGAAGGACAATTCACCAGCTTCATTGTAGTAAGGATAAAGCCAGCCAAGGCCACCGTTCAGGGCATCTTCACAGACATATTTCAGAAGCCGGTAAAACCGTTTGTTGAAAACCTTGCCCAAAGCATCCGTGTAACCCTTATCCTGACAGTTCAGGGTGAAGGGCTTGCCCACAAGGTAGTTAGTTTTCTGATCCACCATCAGGGCATATTGGTTATCAATCAGGCGGTTGTTCGGAAGGTTCGTCACCACCTGAAGTTGACCGTTTTCACCAATGATTGTGCGCTGACGCTGAAGAATGTCATGCTGTCCTTCATAGTACAGATCACCTATAACCTGATCCTTGCGGCGCTGACTATTCTTCCATTCCTTGATTTCAGCGGCGAAGAACTGATTTTCAGTCATGCCGGTTCGCCCACCCTGAAGGATCAGGCGGTTGATACGCTCCATAGCGTTATCCAGAAACATATTCACTTACCGCCTTTCTTCATTGCTTAATAAATGCAATCCCCCCGGAAATCGTGTGATTCCGGGGGATTTTGTTACTATCATGTTGTTAGTCGAAGCTGAAGGCGGGGCCAACCAACATATCTTCCAGCCCATAACGCATAGCGTCCATCAGGTGGTTGAAATCATCAATGGGAACATTGATCTTGGCCCCAAACTTATCTTCTGCCCATGTGTAATTTGAAATCTCTGTGATGAAGTTCACGCATCTGGGATGAACAATGATGGTGTAACCCTGAATGTACTGGATTCCGTTGTTCACGCTGTCCTTGCCCTTCCGGGCGGCTCTGATACGATGAAGGCCAGCATCCCGCAATTCATCAATGCTCTTTGGTTCGGCACAATCGGCCTTGATCCGTTCCTTGCCGTAACCCATGCCGGTGATCCGGTCACAGATTGCCCGGTTCGTCAGGGCCTTTTCATACAGTTCATCAAACACCCAAATGGTTCTTTCCTTCTCACTCACCAGCCCACAGAACAGGGCCGTGGGATCGTTGGTATAACCGAAGTCAAGGCCGAAGGCGCTTTTTACATCAGGCTTCTTGGAAATAGCCAGATAATCAAAGGCTTCTTCCCGCCAATTATCGAAAATCAGGCCATCCACAATGCCCCAACCCCCAAGGCCAGCCACCTTGTAGCGGCGGGGGTTGTTTTCCTTCATGGTGTTGAACACCTTCAAATCCGCCGTGTCCAGCCATTCATTACACAGGTAATTAGTGGTTGTGGCGTAAATCTGCCCGTCCGGGCTGATCCAGCTATCATGGAACTTGTATGTGGGGTTCCCTTGGGCATCCTTGCCGGTGATCTCCCCGAAGAAGCGTTTCCTGATCCAATGCTTTTCGTTCCACGGGTTGAATGTCAGCGTGATTTGCTTGAACAGGCCGGTTTCTTCCGGGATAGCACCACGAATGGATTCATCCAGCATATCAAAATCAGCTTCATTCATGATTTCGTATGCTTCTTCAATCCAGCACCAGCACAGATAGCCAATTTCAACCGTAATTGAAGTGACCTTCAGGGGATCATCAAGGCCCCGGAAGTAAATCTTCTGACCGGTGGGAAGGTAAGTCATTTCAAGGGGGCTTTCCTTGATTTCCCAATAGGCCGAAACCCCAAGGCGGTTGATTGCCCATTTCAGTTCGGTGAAACAGGAATCTTTCAAGGTTCTGAACACCTTGCGAACCACAAGGGTATTGGCTTCCGGGTATTGCATCATCCGTTTGATGATGTTCAGGGCCGTGGTCTTGGATTTCTTGGAAGCACGGCTTCCCTTACACACTCGGTAACGGCCTTTGAAGTTCCAGAAGGTTCCGTAACCCTTGCCAACCACTTCAGGAAGGTGAACCCGCTTGGCCTGTGGGCTAATCTTCAAGTTGATCATCCCCCGTGATAATCACCGGAACGGCCCCTTCCACACCTACCTTGTCCGTGAACATACCATAACGCTTGCCGATCAGTTCAGCGGCCTTCAGCCTTTCCTTGGCTCCAACCTCTTTCTGCGTCAACTCTTGGCAACCGTCACCGCACAGGATCGGGATTTCTTCAGTATGTTCACCCCGCATCACCGAAGTCAGGTATTTCATGACTTCTTCAGCATCAGCGATCTTGGCCGAATGAAGTTTTTCAAGTTCGGTTTCGATGTACGCTTTCAAGTCAGGTTTTGCAAGGTTTTCAGAACCCGTCTGCTTTGCGGTCTTGGGCGAATACCCCGCCTTGATTGCCGCATCCGTAGCATTGCCGCTGATCAGGTATTCATCACAGAACTTCCGCTGTCTTGGTGTCACAGGTATTCACCCCTTTCATCAGGCATAGAAAAAGCGCCCCGGTTTCCCGTAGGCGCAATTTCTTATTTACTATTCTACCGATTCTTTACTCTGTTTGGAACCGGTGGCACTCTGGTTTTCTCGGTTGTTTAGAAAGTCGCTGTTTGCCTTGGCAAAAGCAAGTAAACCCTTTCCGTGAAGTTCAAAAACCCATTGCATAGAATAATTCAGTTCTTCAGAAATATCTTCCCATTTTTTCAACTGAATATAGCGCCCGATCAGAATATTTTGCTGATCAAGGTCAGGAATCCGGTTGATCATGGTGAACGCTTCCTGTTTCATGCTCACAAGTTCATCAATCCGGGCATTGATCTTGGCTTCAAGATCAATAATCTTGGTGATGGTTTCTTCAAGGGTATTCTTGGGGCCTGAAGTCTGAACCTTGTCCTGTTTCAGTTGGCTTCCGGTAGAAGTCAAGCTGGAACGCAAGGTTGCAATGGTGCTATCAAGCCGATGGATCAAACGATCCGTTTTCCTGATTTGGGCAAAGTATTCTTTAGCCTGTTGGGAAAGGTCTTTGTCATTCACTATGTAACACATCCTTTCTGCGGTGGTCTGTTCCGTTTTCATTGCATCTGTACCGTTAATAAATGCTGAAAAATCAAGTGGTTTCAGGACTTTGGAACGCATGGAACAGATAAAACGGGCAGTTCCTTATATACACATTTCTTATATATTTTTTTCTTAATAAGAAGAAAGTATATTTACATCTGTTCCATCTGTTCCGTTCCCTGAAAACAACTGAAAAAGCCTGATATATCAAAGGTTTTCGTGCGGAACAGATATAGAAAAAACATCTATTCCATACCTGTTCCACACGCTGTTCCAACCCCTACTGAAGAAGCACCTGTTCAGGCATTCCGGTTGTTCCACTTCTCCAACTGCTCACCCCTCAACGCCAACGCTTCCAAGAAGCAACCGTTCTTAGGGTGAACATAGAAAGTTCTGAACGGAATATCCGCATATTTCTTTGCAAGCGGGTTCAGCCGGTTTTCCTGAACCAAATCAACCCCGCAAAAAGGACACGGTTTATTTTTCATCGTGCTTCACTCCCGTTCCTGCAATTTCAATGGCTACCGCCATACCCTTGAAATCACATTCATCACCTTCAACTTCCAAGGTGTCACCGTCAGCATTTTTCAGAACAGCGGTATAAACTTCATTTTCTTCATCATAGCTGAACTGACAATCGTTTTCAGAATAGCGGTCAATATCTTCTTGGTTGTCACACTCCAAGAAGGTGAAATCCAGCAATTCAGCACCTTTGCAGTTGCCGCCGATTTCAAAGGAAACATGGCCGGTATAATCCCATTGCATGAAAGTCACCCGGATTGTATGGACACCATGAAAATTAGGGTCATAAGAACTGATCATTTGTATTCCCTCCCGGTTTTACGGTCTTTGATTTCAATACGGTTCAGAAGTTCAAACCCCGCCAAACGGGTGATGTACTTCAGGACGAAGATCAGGGTGTTCACCCGCTTCTGCTGTTCATCCTCGTCACGAATGATGTTCTTTGTGCCGTGGTAGGCTGTCGGATCATGATACCCTTCAGCATTTTCCCAAGGTTTAGGCATCGGTTTTCCCTCCTTCTTCTCTGTACCATTCTTCAATGTCACACCCAATGTCCTTCAACTTTTTACGGGCCAACCACCCATCATCGGCCTGTTCCATCAGATAATATTCCCGTAGCTTCAGGGTTTCGGCATAGAACAGCTTCCACGCCAGCTTCAGGCGCTTGGGGTCAAATCCAAATTGGGTATGAAGCATCCACAGGATGGATGATTCTTTGTCCATGTCAAAGGCCCGATCATTTTCCACAATCTGTTTCTTGATTTCCTGATCCAAGGCCCGTTCTTCAGCTTTGTTGAACTGAACGGCGAAGATTTTACCACCGGACTTCTTAAACATCGGCATGGTATTCACTCCAAATATCATCGAAGCACACCGGGATCAGCCAATGAACCTTGTCCAACAGGATCAAGGCCACTTCCCGCATCTGCGGATGTGCGGCGGGTGAACAGCGCAACTTCAGGAAATGCCGCCATTCACGAATGTTGGCCGTCATGACCACTTCCGTTTTCAGGCTGTTGGGAAGAACCGAACGGGCTTCTTGCGGTGTGCATCCTTCCGCCAGCATATCAAAATAGCGAATTTCCACCCCTTCACAGGCATCCCGCCAATAGTCATAGGCTCTGGAACCGGGTTCAAGGAAGCAAGGTTCAATCACCGTGATTTCCTCACCGAACTTGCCCTTGCCGTAATTACAATAGCGGGTGGATTCCTGACAGTAAGAAGCCATCCGGTGGCGGACGATCTCATGAGAAACCCCACGATCACAAATGAACTTCACCGTGAAGGAACAATGTTCCAGAACCGCTTCATGTCCACGCTTGATGATCCCGGCAACGAACTTTTCAGCGGAACCTTCCGTGATCTTATCCTCGGACTTGTAGCAGACACGGCCACATTGTTCCAGCCGCTTCAGAATGGTGGCCCCGTCAATCGGGGTGATGAACTGCACATCAGACTTGATAATTTTCATTGTTCTGCATCCTCCTTACAATCTGCCGGGTAAAATCTATCTTCAACCCCATTGTTTTTATGAACACATTCATCACAAGGGGGTTCATCCCCGAACTTGTCACGGTGCTTACAACGGCGGCACGGTTCCAAATTCCGTTTCAGTTTTGGAACCTGTGGATTTTCGCTTTTGTCGATCCGGGTTGGTATGTCCTGAAGTTCCGGGTGTTTGATTTCCATGTAAAGGGCAAACAGGATGTTCCAAGCCGCCGCCCGAAGATGGGGTTCATCCTTCATACCCATCATGTACTTGGCAAGGTGGCGGAAGGCCGAATCAATCAGGCTGTGGATGGGAATACCCTTTTCACAGTTCCGTTCACCATACTTCAAGGCCCCTTCTTCACAATGCTTGGAAACCTCCACCAAGGCTTCCCACGGAAGTAAATCCATGCGGCCTTTGCCGCTGTGCATATCACGAACAGCGCCGGTTCCAAACTCGGTGCGTTCACCGCTGTCTTTAATCATGCCAACCAGTCAACCTTTCTAAATTATTTTTCAATCCGGCCACAATCTCACGGGCTTCCATCGTGCCCGTATGCTTTGCAATGGCTTCATTCCGCCGATCCGTCAAGAAACCACGATCCAGCGGGTGACACTTTTCCAAATCAGCATTACACCGGTTGATTTCTTGAACCAAGGCTTCAGCACGGGCCTTCAGCCGGTCTAAACATTCCTGAAGAATGGCCTTCTGGTATTGGGCGATTGTTTGAATGTTATTTTTCAATTCAGGATCATCCCGATATTCAATAGCTGAATTGACATCCAGGCCGTGTTCGGTGCAAAAGGTTTCTGCATCAAACAGACTATTGAACACCCGCCGCCCAACCTTGGCATAGGGAATGTTTTTGTTCTTGAACTTGGAATATTCGTGGGTCATTCTGTGTCACCGCCTTTCACAAATACACGGGTTTTCCGGTTTCTGATCCACTTGGGAACCGTTGTGAAGCCACAGCGTTTTGTGATCTGCCGGGAAAACTCAATCTTGGAAAGGGCTTGGAAGTTGTTTGCAATGCAATATTCCTTATACCGGCGATACACGGAATCGGTGGCTTCATTTTCAATCCCGTCAACACCCACTTCATTGATGAACCCAATAATGGGGTTGTTGTTTTCCTCATATTCGTCCAACTGCCCCTGAACTCTGCTGGAAGTGGTGAACTGTGCGTTCCCAAGAACCCGCTTCAACCCCTGAAGGCCAAGCAAGGCCAGATATTCCATAGAACCCTGTTCACACAGTTCATCCTTGATGAACGGGCGGAAGTCAGCATCATTGGGGGTGAACTTGGCATCGAAGGGAACAATCACCAAACGCCGCTGAACGGCTCCGGTTTTATCCTTGATACGGGGAATGTTGTTGGCGCTGAACAGGAACTTGGAATAATTGTTGAACTCAAATGGATCTTGGCCTTTACGCTCCACATTCACCCGATCACCCGTGACCAGCTTCTTGAACACGGAAGCATTGGCAATAAATTCATCACCAATATCATCACCGATGTTCGCCAGCTTGCCGAACAGTTCAGCGGTTTTGAACCTATCACCCAATTCCTTCAGGTCAAGGGAAGCAATGTTCTGA